TGGCACACCACCCAGCACAAGTGGAACGACAGCTTTTGTGACGCCCAGCGCCAGCATCAGCTATTCGTCTGTCACATTGTCCACAGCATTTGATGCGGTCCTGATCTACAACTCGACCCAATCAAACAAGGCAGTCAGCGTCCACACATTTGGCAGTCAGACCGTGACTGCTGGGACATTCACTCTGACCATGCCGACCAACGATGCAAGCACTGGCCTGATCAGGCTGGCTTAAAGCAGGGGCAGCGGCATGGCTGCATACGGCACAGGCTATTACGGCAGGGGCGTCTACGGCATAGGAAATGTCGTTATCAGCGGCAATTCGTCTGCCACTGCCGTTGGCAATTTACTCGCCAGCCGATCAATCCAAGAAGATGGAACGATTGCCACCGGCAATGTGGGTACAGTCGGGCTGACTGTTTCCATCGCCATCTCTGGCAATGCGTCCACCTGTGCTGTTGGCTCTGTACTGGCGACATCAACCAATGCCGTTACCGGCAATGCGTCAACCTTGGCGGTTGGCAGCGTCACGGCGACCATGGCAATTGATGTCTCTGGAAACGCCGCGACTGGCGCTGTTGACTCGATTGGCGTCACAAGCACCACGGCCATCACCGGCAATGCCGCCACTGGCGCTGTCGGTACGGTTGGCGCAGAGGTTATTTCGTTCCAAGACATTACTGGTGTTGAGGGAACAGGCGAAGTTGGCACTGTCACTAATGTCATATTTATTGAGATAATTGGCGTCGAGTCCATTTGTGCTGTTGGCACGATGATCGGCTTTGGCTGGGGAGCCATTCCAGACACCAGCGAGACATGGACGGCAGAGTCAGACAATTCCGCAAACTGGACGCCAGTTGCAGATTCATCTGAGAGCTGGACACCAGTTTTTGATAGTTCAGAAAATTGGACTGATTTAGCGGACAATTCAATCACTTGGCAAGAGGCCGCATAGGAGTTTTCATCATGGCAGATTCAACGACCAGCAACCTGTTACTTACAAAGCCAGAAGTTGGTGCATCAACAGATACCTGGGGAAGTAAAATTAACACTGACTTGGACAGCATTGATGCTGTCTTTGCGGCTGCTGGCACAGGCACATCAGTTGGCTTGAATGTTGGCTCTGGCAAGGTGTTGAATGTTGGTGGTAGACAAGTAATTTCTACAACCGACAACACCAACGCCGCTCTTCGCATCACTCAGTTGGGCACAGGTGATGCCTTTTTGGTGGAAGACTCAACGAATCCTGACTCAACGCCGTTTGTGATTGATAACTTAGGAACAGTGGTAAATGGGCACACAACCCCATTGGCTGTTGGAGCATACACACCAAGATACCAACAACATGGAAACTCTGCCAATTTTAGGTCAATGTCTCTTACCTCTTGGCAAGGAGGAACAGATGTTGGGCCAGAATTTATTTTTGCTAGGGGTGATAACGCTACTATTGGTGACTACACATTAATTGGTGCTACTGATGTCTTAGGCGGTATTCGTTTTTATGGCGCAGATGGAACTGCGATGGTAGAGGCGGCAAAAATTTCAGCCGCCGTAGACGGCACACCTGGCACAAATGACATGCCCGGTCGCCTTGTCTTCAGTACAACGGCTGACGGGGCAAGTTCGCCTACTGAGCGTATGCGTATTAACAGCGCAGGTGAAGTTGGTATCGGTTCAACATCACTAACAGGTACAACTTTAAGAATTGGTAAGAATATTACTGGTGGCACTACCGCAATTGGGGTTCGTGAATCAGGCGAAATTCAATCAGACGTAACTGCGTCAGCTTCTTATTTCAGAGCCGAATTAGCAACGGCAGCAGCGTCTTTTACAGCTTCCAACATTTATGGTTATAACGTACAACAAGGCACGTTTGGCGCTGGATCAACCGTAACAAACCAATATGGTTACTACGCAAACGCAAACCTAACAGGAGCCACCAACAACTACGGCTTCTACGGCAACATTGCAAGTGGCACAGGCCGTTACAACTTCTATGCTGCTGGCACTGCTGAAAACTATTTCGGCGGCAACACCACTATCAGCGTTACAGACAACACCAATGCCGCTTTGCGTGTCACTCAATTGGGTACTGGTAATGCTTTGTTGGTTGAAGACTCAACGAATCCTGACTCAACCCCATTTGTGATTGATGCGAGTGGCAACGTGGTTGTTGGTAATACATCGACATTGGGCAGTGGATCATTACAAACTGTTGGTGGTGTGACAAGGTGGAGTTTTTCAGCAGATGCGTTTGCAAGTGCATATTCACAATATAAAAGCAGAAGCGCAACCGTAGGCTCACAAACAATAGTTCAATCAGGTGACGAGCTAGGAAATCATTATTTTTACGGGTCTGATGGGACTAATTACCTTATTGGCGCACGCATTACAGCCGCCGTAGACGGCACCCCCGGCACTAACGACATGCCCGGACGTTTGGTGTTTAGCACCACTGCTGATGGCGCAAGCACTCCCACAGAACGTATGCGTATCGACTCCTCTGGTAATGTGGGGATTGGTACGAGTTCGCCAGCACAAAAATTGGATGTTGTAAGTACGACTGGGGCGCAAATTTCAGTTAGTTCCTCGGCAGGAGATACATCATCTTTATACCTATCTGCAAAATCGCCATCCTACGATGCTGGATATTCAACCATTATCAATACCAACACTGCAAACGGTACAGCAGTATTGAGTTTTAAGACTCGTAGCAACTACACCGATGCTGAACGCATGCGCATCGACTCCAGCGGTAACTTGCTGGTGGGGAAGACAGCGACTGACATAACTGTTGCTGGTGTAGAGGCTTTACCTGCTGGCCGTCTTTTCTTAACAGCAAGTGCTACCGATTTGCTGTCTATAAACAGATTAACAAACGATGGAACTTTAGTTGAGTTTCGTCAAGCAAACACTGTTGAAGGCTCTATTTCCGTATCAGGCACAACAGTCTCCTATAACGGTGGTCACTTGTCTCGCTGGGCGCAAACCACCACAGCCAAAGATGAATCTCTGGTCAAAGGCACTGTGCTGTCCAACCTCGACGAGATGAACGTCTACACCGATGCAGAAGGCAACCCTGTTGAAAACGAGCAGTTAAACAAGGTCAAAGTCTCTGATGTCGAGGGCGATGCAAATGTTGCTGGTGTGTTCGTCAACTGGTCACACGATGAGGCTCACGATGTAGATGAAATCAACATGGCGATGACAGGTGACATGGTTATCCGCATTGCCCAAGGCGTGACTGTTGCCCGTGGTGACTTGCTGATGTCTGCTGGTGACGGTACTGCAAAGCCTCAAGGCGATGACATCATTCGTTCAAAGACGGTGGCTAAAGTCACATCAACCCATGTCACTTGCACCTACGCAGACGGTTCTTACTGTGTGCCTTGTGTGTTGATGGCTTGTTAAGGACAATGCAATGAAAATCACCACCCTGACTGACCGCATCACAGCACTTGAGGCGAAATAATGGATAACGTCGAGAAAGAGTTTGCCATTCATCAGGCGATCTGTGATCAGCGTTACAAGGCCATTGAAGACAAGCTGGAGTCAGGCAAGAAGCGCATGGAGAAGATTGAGATTCAACTCTACATCGTCATCGCCGCCATCTTGTTTGGCCCAGGTGTCGCTGCCGACATCGTGAAAAAGCTGTTGGGGCTGTAACGATGTGGACCCAATCAGCATCTGCCTTCTTGCGGCTGGCCTTGTCAAGAACATCCAAGCTGGGTGCGAGCTTTACAAGCAGGCCAAAGAATCTTTTGTTGAGATTAAGCAGACCGCTGATGAAGTCATTGCCATTGGCAAAGAGGTTCAAGGATTTTGGAATCAGCTTCTCAAGTTCTTTGGAAGTAAGCCAAAGTCAAAACAGTCATCGTCAAAGCCTCTGGCGAAAAAGAAGGCGGCCTATGTCGCAGTCGATGAGACACAGGTCAAAGTTGACATTGTTAAAAACCTGACAGAGTTTTTCAGACTGCAAGAGCAGTTGGCGGCGCACATCAGGGAGGAAGAAGAGAAGAGCCTGACAGTCTATGACCCCGATCAGAACTTGATGGAAGCAGCCCTCAAAAGAGTGATGGCACAGCAAGAGATGGACAGGCTGGTGGTGACGATCAGAGAAACGATGGTGTATCAGTCACCGCCAGAGATGGGTGCTCTGTACAGCGAGGTTTTCAAGATGCGTCAAGTCATCTCTGAGGAACAGGAAAAAGCTAGACTCAAGGAGGAGGCGAAGAAGAGGCAAGACGCATGGCTACACAGGCAAGAGGAAAGAAACCTGCAAGCAAAGCTGGCGGCACTAGCAGCGACTTCTTTATTCCTCCTCTACCTGTGGTTGTGGCTTCTCCTCGTGAGTCGCTGGGGGAAAGCATAATGGGCTGGATCGCTGCATGTGTGTTGGTGGCTCTGCTTCTCCCCTTGGGCGCAATGCTTTATCTCGACATCTTGGAGGCCAAGCACGAGGTTAAACAGCAAATGGAAAAGGTCGAAAAATTAAGACGTCATATTGAGCAACAGCAAAGGAAGGACAATCAAAGTGAATAAACAGCTTGAGAAAAATTCAGAGTTCAACAAGTTTGACACCGACCATGATGGTGTGGTCACTGATGCTGAACTGGCTCGATCTGAGCGCATGATCACCATTGAGAACATGGACAAGATGGCTGACCAGCAGCGCGTTATGGCTTGGGCCGCCTTGATCTTCCCTCCTGCCATCATTGCCTACATGGCGTCAGAGCTGGTGTCGTTGGAGAAGGTCAACGCCTTGAATGGATTGGCGACAACTTACTGCGCCGCGATGGGAACAATTGTTGTTGCCTTCATGGCGGCCACTGCCTACGTCAGAGGCAAGACAACTGATGCGTGATCTGCTGTCTGGCTTGTTTGCCTTGATGCTTGTCTTTGGCGGCGGGTATTGGTATGGCGGCCATGTTGAAAAGGAAGCGCAGCAGGCCGAGGTGGATCGGCTCAACACCGAAGCCAGGGCCAAGGAAAAGGCGCTGGCTGAAGCTGTAACAACAACTGCAAATGCACTGAGGGTATCGAATGAAAAAGCAAAGATTGCTACGCGGCAGCGCGATGCTGCTATTGACAGTGGCGCTTACAAGTTGCGGGTTCCTGTCAAAACGTCCTGCCCCGTACCAGCCGCCACAGATACCACCGCTCCCGCCGGAGATAGTGGAGGAGCGCCATCAGCCGAACTTGACCCAGCGTTTGGAAAAGCTCTTTTCGAACTGACTGATGAGGGTAATAGAGCCATTGAAAAGCTCAATGCTTGCATCGATTTGTACAACCAAGCCCTTGAATCACAGAAAGGTATCAAATGACACAACTCACCGCCAACTTCAGCCTGCATGAACTCAGCAAGTCGGAGACAGCCCTGCGCATGGGTCTAGACAACACGCCAGATGACGAGGCGACAGAGAATCTGCGCCTGCTGTGCGAGAAGGTGTTGCAACCTGTTCGTGACCATTACGGCAAGGGCGTGAAGGTGAATTCAGCCTATCGCAGTCCTGAATCGAATGCGGCGGTCGGCGGGTCAAAGACCAGCGACCACTGCAAGGGCATGGCGGCTGACATTGAGATACCTGGCGTTGCCAACGCCGATCTGGCTCAGTGGATCATGGATAACTTGGACTACACACAGCTCATTTTGGAGTTCTACACGCCAGGCATTCCAGACAGCGGCTGGGTGCACGTCAGCTATGACCCGAACAACCTCAAGAAGCAAGAACTGACGGCCACCAAGGTTGCCGGTAAGACGCAATATTTGCCTGGTCTAGTCGCATAATTTAAGTCATGGCTACCAATCTGACTCAGCAGCTCGACACACCAGCGCCACCAAACTTGGGGACGCCTGATGTGCTTTACAGCGAAAGCTATTTCAGACAGACCAATGGCAGCCTCAATGTCTATTTCAACAAGTTGCGCAACCTGTTTGCCGCGTTGCTTGGCCCAAGGGGTGGGAAGTTTTTAAACCTTCCCTATGGCGCGTTTCAGGACTCCACAGACCAGACGGCGGCCAACACCACAACGGCCTACGCCATCACGTTTGACACCACCGACTTAACCAATGGTGTCACCTTGTCGAATTCGTCAAGGCTGAATGTGGCGCAGGCTGGGATTTACAACCTGCAATTCAGCATCCAGTTCAAGAACACCACCAATGACGGCCAAGATGTGGATGTCTGGATTCGCAAGAATGGCACAAACATCGACAATTCAAACAGCAGATTTCATGCGCCAGCAAGAAAATCAAGCGGCGACCCATCTCACTTAATTGCCGCGCTGAACTTATTTGTAAGTCTGGCGGCCAATGACTATGTAGAGATCATGTGGCGGCCATCAGATGTTGGTGTCAGCCTTGAGCACTTCGCAACAAGCAGTTCACCCACCAGACCAGCCATTCCATCAGTAATTGCCACTTT